TCACCAATCGAAAGACGTCTGATTTCCCCTTCAAGCTCGAGGATCTCAGCTTCACCTAGACCGTATCTCTCCAACATGAAAGACCACGTCCGCTCAGTGACACTATGGCAATGTGATGCCCATATCTTGTATTCATACTCTTTTGCTAACCATTCTCCCCCACCTTCAGTAAGTTCGAGGAAACGCGGAATTAGCACGCGCAAGATCGGAATAAAGCTAGTACTCTTACGTAACGACATACACACACCCCTCACCCACTCGAGGTATTTACCGGGGAGGTGATGCATGCAGTGGAACGTCTTCGCAAGAATCCTACCAATCTTTGGACCCAATACTGTCCCGTCGGAAGTTGGGTAAAACAATGCACTACAAAAGTCTATCTCAGGAGCAGGCACCGGGTGCATGCCCCCCTTCCTATAGTGGTCACATACTAACTCTGGAAACGCGGTGTAAATCAAAGCGTCATCGCCACTGACCATTCCAGCGAGCACATAAGGACACGACTCCAATAAAACCAGGTGAAGTCTAGAGTTTCCCCCAGAGGTATCTCCATCACCTGATGAGACCTGTGCCTTGCGCTCGTATTTTATACCGTTTTGAGTAAAGCCCTTCCTCACCCCGCTACGAGGTTTCAAAGCTAGTAATGTTTCCTCAGGAGCACCGCAGTGAACATAGTCCTCATACAAAGCTTCCATTGCATTCGAACCTACAGTGCTATCCCACCTTTTGCAATCAATTGCAACCCAACGAGCACCAGCAAGAAGTTCCTCACGCTGGTGGTTTGAATCCAAGTGCTTCACACATCTAAGCGCTCTCGAACTCAATTGATGACCTTTGGATTTGATCGAAGATACAAAGTCTCCAACCTCCTCCGCCGACCTACCACCTGCATAAAGAAACAGCCCCCGAGGATGATAAACACTCTTGAGCTTCTTACTATAGGACCACGTCCAAGGACCTGTCGCGATCTTAATATTGAGCGACCTGCCCTGGATGAGGCGTGGTGCAGCGTTGGGCTTAATGATTCTTGTGCCTACAACACTTATGCGCTTCTCACGTTTAACAAACGCCTTCTGGATATAATCCTTGGACGTAAGCGCCAATGAGAGTGTGGCTTTATTGCTGAGTAAGCCACGCGCACGTGATGGTAAGTGTTGCAACCACTTGTCCACATCTGCCTTAACGACACGACCCATTTTGCGGACCCTGGAGAACCAAAATTTCCAGGTTTTGCTAGTGCTGTCTTCTTTTGCTGTCACTCTACTCATGATAGCAGCACGTTCATTACAAATACAATTTCTGAAGACAGTTACTTGTACACCCTCTACGCTAAGCGCCACATAATAATATGGACGTTTAGGTTCGCAACAAGGTAATTTACCTCGTAGAGGATACCCGTGAGGCAAAGAGATCTTATTTACACTAGCGACCTCTTCGTTTTCACGCAATTGAAACTCATCAACACACTCATCATCAACCTCGACCGGCTGCCGGAGAAAAGCCGACTGCTGTCGCTCAGCCAAGGTATTAAACAACAAGTGACCACACACTCCCAAAGGAAGAGGCAGCTTGCCACATATTATATGCATAACCAATGTTGGAGGATACCGCCACCCCCACCTGGCACATTCAACAACTGGTATTAGCCATCCGGCATGAGGAGGAGTCCTTTTGGATAGTTCTTCCAAAATCACTTGCAAAACCCCTGTGGCGGACAAAGTCCCCTTAGCAGGCATGCCAAATAGTGAAAGAATGTTTCCTCGAACCCAACCACTGCTAGAACCAGTATTCCAAGTGAAGATAGCTGCAGCACTGATAGCAGCTAATAAGACCGCAACTTTGTTCTTCGCGCCCTCCCAATAGGCAGGA